GACGTGGTTTGAGCGCGGCAAGATCTGCGCTGTTACTGAGTCGCATATTCACACTTACGATGACGCAGTGATCGCTGAGTTCACGGGAATCGTGGGCGAAGCATTGCGGATGGGCGCAGATGTGTCGGCCTTGTCGATCGCTTCAGCCGAGGAACTTGGGATTGAGCCGACATGACGACGCCTGCCGAGCTTTACCGTAACGCTGTCGATCTGAACAGGTTCAGCAACGGCGTGGCCCGGCGCATTGCGCTGACCTACAACGATTTGATTCTTGAGGCCGTCAGCCAGTTAAAGCGGCTCGATGAGTTGGCACCTGTCACGGATCTATCGCCCAGGCTTCGAGCTGGCAGCAATGCCGCGTCTGCACGATCAGCGCGCTTGTCTGCGATCTTGGCTCAGCTCAAAGAATCGCTCGACAACTGGGCTGGCACCAGCACGCTCGCAATGACGGAAGAGCTGCAAGGTTTAGCGGTTCTGCAATCTCAGTTTGTATCTCGTGAGCTGCGCCGTGCTTTGCCTGAAAACTTGCAGCGGCAGATTCGTGACGTGCAGATCAGCCCAGACTTTGCCCGCTCTGTTGCCACGGTTGACCCGACCGCGATCAACGTTGTCAGCCTGAGCGATGATCTGCAAGCTGCTGTGACTGGCGCGCCTCGCGCAACGTTTCAGCTGACAGCGGCGCAGGGCACTGCAATCACACTGCCGAACGGCAAGGTGTTGGCAAAGTCATTCCGTGGCCTTGCCGAATCACAGGCTGAATTGTTTGCGCGCACTGTCCGCAACGGTCTGTTGACTGGCGAATCAGTGGACAAGATCGCGCGGCGCTTGAAAGGCCGTTTGCGTTTTGGCCAACGTGGCAGCGTCCGGCAGATGGCCCAGGCGGGTGGTGAGGCTACTGCTGTTGCTAACAATCAAGTCATGGCGCTTGTCAGGACCAGCGTCAATCAGGTTGCCAACGCTGCGAGCCAGCAGACTTATCAGGCCAATCAGGATGTCACGCAAAAGTATCGCTACATCGCGACGCTGGACGGCAAGACCTCAGCAATCTGTCGTTCACTTGATGGTCGGGTGTTTGAGTACGGCAAGGGACCAACACCGCCGCAGCATTTCAACTGCAGGTCCACGACTGTGCCGATTGTTAATTATGAGGGCTTGGGGATTGAGCCGCCCAAGGAGGGTAGGCGCAAAGCCAAGGAAGGTACGGTGCCTGGCAACCTCACTTATGGCCAGTGGCTTGCTCGCCAATCAAAGGCTGATCAGAAGGAGATTTTGGGTAACAGTGAGCGTCGTGCGGCTTACTTTCGCAAGCTGTCAAACAAGATGGGGCCAAGCGAAGCAATCCGCCGTTTTGTCAAAGATGACGGGTCAGAGGTAACTTTGGAATATCTCCGCAATGAATACGGCGATGTCCGAATTGGCAAGTAAGTACAAGTTCTCAGTGCAAGGCGCTGAGCCTGAGGCCAAGCCCAAAGCGACGGCCAAGAAAAAGTCCGCTAAAAAGGAAGCACCCAAGGAGACTGACTGATGCCTGGACATTACGGAATGGGTAAGCCCAAGAAAAAGAAGAAGAAGGGCACCAAGAAAAAGTAATGGCACGGAAGCAGCGGCGAGTTCCGAAGGACAAGGCCACCGGCCTGCCCAAGAAGTACCTGTCGGGTGCGAAGAACCGCTCTGCCAAGGCCCGCGAAATCAAGCGAACTGCCGAGGCTTACAAGGCTGGGGAGTTCATCGACATTAAAGCTGTTTCCGCATCGAGGACCAAGCAAGGTGGCACCAAAAAGAAAACCACTAAGCGCCGCAACAAAAAAGTCTCTAAAAGAAAAGGCTGAGAAGTCCAAGTTCTTTTACGGCGAGCTGGCTGCGGTTTATCGCAAGGGCCAAGGTGCTTACCTGTCCAGCGGATCGCGGAATGTGCCGATGGCGGCTTGGGCCATGGGCCGGGTTAACAGTTACATGCGAGGCGATAAGGCGCGGACAGCTGATGCTGCGATCTACGCCCGCTACAACAAAAAGCGATGAGCATCAAACGCGGTGGCCATACGTTTGCGGGCTATGACAAGCCCATCCGTACGCCGAACCATTCGAGCGGTAAATCTCATGCTGTTGTCATTAAGGACAAGGGCAAAGACCGGCTCATTAGGTTCGGCCAGCAGGGTGCTCAAACGAAACGTCCGCGCAAAGGTGAGAGTGCTGCTGACAAAGCTAAGCGCAAATCGTTCAAGGCACGCCACGCGAAAAACATCGCGAAGGGCAAAACATCTGCCGCATTTTGGGCGTCGAAGGTAAAGTGGTCGTGAAATCAACCTTACGGGTTATTCATGTCTGAAGAGCAGAATCAGGAGATTACGTCTCCCGCAGCTCCAAACAATTCTGAGCTGGATGCACTCAAGAACAGCATCCAAGCGTTAGAGAAAAAGAACTACGAGCTGATTGGCAAACTAAAAGAAGCCAAAACTGTTCCTGACGGTGTTGATGTTCAAGAGCTGCTTGAGTTCAAGCGGACTGTTGAGCAAAACAAACTTGAATCAGAAGGCAAGTACACCGAGGCGCGTCAGGCTCTTGAACAGCAGTTCCGCGAGGCTGCTGAAGCCAAGGACAAGCGGATTGCTGAGCTTGAAGCACGAGTCCGCGAGCTTGAGCTGATTGCACCTGCGAACACAGCATTGGCGGATGTTGTCCATGATCCGAGCATCGTATTCAAGGCAGACCTGCTGAAACCGGATCAGATCGAGCGCGAAGCTGATGGCACTGTTGTTGTCGTCAATGGCTATGAGCGCAAGCCGATTGGCGAATGGGCCAAGTCTTTGCCCAGCTATATGCAGAAAGCGCCCAAGCCGGTTGGCAGTGGCGCGCCTTCTGGACGGATGTCTGGCGACAATACTTATGCAGGCAAGAACCCGTTTTCTCCTGAAACGTTCAGCCTGACGGAGCAGGGACGTTTATTTAGGCAAGATCCTGACCTTTATCAGAGGTTGAAAGCTGCGGCTAACCGTTAATATGCGGAATAAGGCAAAGCTACGCAGAGCCGATCGGGTTACGCCCACACCGTAAACATCTTTTTCTGAGGATCTGTCATGGCGACTCTTCGCTCTGACATCATCATCCCGGAGGTGTTCACGCCATACGTTTTGGAAGCTACTACTCAGCGTGATGCCTTTTTGGCAAGCGGTGTGGTGCAACCTATGGCTGAACTGAACGCCTCCGAAGATGGTGGTGACCACGTTCAAATCCCTTTCTTCAAAGCAAACCTGTCAGGCGATTTTGAGCGTCTGACGGATAGCTCTTCACTGACCCCCGGCAAGATCGAAGCCGACAAGCAAGTGGGAGTTGTCCTACATCGGGGCAGAGCCTTCGAGAGCCGGGACCTGGCCGCTATGGCTGCCGGTTCTGACCCGATGGCTGCTATCGGCAACAAGATTGCTGACTACATCGCCAACCAGCGTCAGAAGGATCTTCTGTCCTGCCTGGCCGGTGTGTTCGGCTCTGTTGGTGACACCAGCTCTGCCTCTTTTGCAGGTCTGGCTGTTGATGGCGCCTCTGGCGACACTCCTACTCAGCTAACTGCACGTCAGATCGTTGAAGGTCAGTCCCTGCTGGGCGACCAAGGCGACAAGCTGGCCGCTATCTGCGTCCACCCCAAGGTCTATTACGACCTGAAAGAGCGCCGCGCGCTCGACATGATCTACGACAACAACGGTCAGCCTGACTCTGATGCAACTCAGGGTTCCCTGGCTGGTGCCTTTGGCCCCGTTGCGGTCCCCACCTTCATGGGTATGCGCGTGATCGTGTCTGCTGATGTGCAGACCGCTGGCTCTGGTGCTTCCACCGAATATGCCAGCTATATGTTCACCCAAGGCGCTATTGGCTCCGGGGAACAGATGGCGCTTCGGTCGGAAGTTGATAGAGATGTGCTCGCTAAGAGCGATGCACTCGCTATCGACCTCCACTACGTCTACCACCCCATCGGAAGTAAGTTCTCCACCTCCGTCTCTAACCCCACTCGGGCACAGCTCGAAACCGTGGGCAACTGGACCAAGGTTTACGAGACGAACAACATCGGGATTGTTCGGATTACTTCGACTTCTGCTCTTGACTGATCGAGGTAACTAACCATGGCATCCATTTTTGAGGCAACGGCTGGCAATCTTGTCGGCCCTACCACTGGCGGCACTGTGACCCAGGCCACCAGCAAAGCTACCGCTGTGACTCTCAATGCAGAGTCCGGCCAGATCACCCTCAACAACGCTGCTCTGGCAGCTGCTGCTGAGGTCACCTTCCAGGTGAACAACGACAAGATCTCCGCCACTGATGTGGTGGTGGTGAACCACGGTTCCGCTGGCACTGCTGGTTCCTATCTCGTCAACGCCAACTCTCTTGCTTCCGGCTCCTTCAAGGTGACGGTGGCAAACGTCTCTGCTGGTTCTCTCAGCGAGGCTATCGTCATCAACTTTGTTGCCCTTAAAGGCGCTTCTAGCTGATGGCGATGCACGCCTTTCGGCGTATGCGGGAACGCGAGGCTGCTGCGAAAGCGGCGGCCTCTGCCTCCTCAGACGCTGAGAAAAAGACTTCTACTGTGAAGCCCAATGGCCGTAACAATCGACGCAACAGCGGGCGGAGCAAACGCCAACAGCTACATGACGCTGGCGCAAGCTGACGCCTATGTCGAGGCCATGATCAGCAGCACCGATGTTTCCAAGTGGAGCACGGGCACTGATGACACACGCAACCGGGCGCTGGCAGCAGCGACGCAACGCTTGGACCGCGAAAGATTTATTGGCGCGAGGGCAACCAATACGCAGGCACTGCAATGGCCGCGCACTGGTGTCAGACGGCCAGATACATATGTCAATACTTACAGCACAGGATTTCCGTTTCGCATTTCTGAGGATTACTTCAGCGAGGAAGAAATTCCTGACCAGATCAAGCGTGCTCAGATTGAGCTTGCTGTTTACCTGCACAACAACACTGATGGCATCAGCCTCAGTGGTTTGAACGACTTTAAGAACGTTCAGATCGGCAGCCTAAACGTCACGCCAGACAAGACAGGTGCTGTCGGTGCAGACCATGTACCGCCGATGTTTGAAAGGTACTTGACGGGTCTTAGAATTAGTGGACCAGGCAACATCGCTATTAAACGGAGCTGACCATGTACGGAGACCTAAAAGGCGGCTTCGAGTTCATCTCAGACACCGCTGAGCACACTGGCCGGTTCTGCTTGATTTACTTCAAGGAAGACACCGTTATCAGTGCAATCACTGTGCAGAACGCAACTGGCAACAGCTTGGCCGGTGAGACCTTTGTGGCTGATACCAAGCTGTCGGGCATTATTACGAGCATCACGCTGACCAGCGGTGCCTGCCTTGCTTATCGCGTCTGATGGCACTTGCTGATTCGCTTGCCAAGGTTGCGTCAACGATCATCGGCAAGTTTGGCGGTGACGTGACGGTGCGGTTTGTCACTGCCGGTTCGTACAACACGACCACGGGTGTTATCAGTCAGAGCAACTCCGACACGGACGTGAAAGGCGTGCTGGAGGATGTTGAGCTGCGTGAGGTCAACGAACTGATTCAAGCTGGTGACAAGCGGCTTACGGTAGCCGCCGATGATTTCACGACAGCACCTGAGACTAAGGATGTGGTGCTGATCAACAGCGTGGTTCATCAGATCATCGCTGTGCAGACGACTGAGCAGGACAACACGGCGATCACTCATGAGCTGATCTTGAGGGCCTGACCATGACGCGCCAAATCAAGATCACGCAAATCGCTCCTTATATGGAGGAGCAGGTTCAAGCGTTGGTTGCAGCAACTACGTTTGAGTGGGAAGCGCGCGTTAAAAAACAGACGCCCACAGTTACTGGCAATCTGAAGAATGGCTGGCGCTCTGAGGTCAAGCCGTTTCTTGGGGAGATTGTTAATCCTGTCGAATATGCAGAGCCCGTTTGCTTTGGCAGAAACTTGCCCCCGTCTTGGGGCGGCATTGCGCGATCAAGCCCGCCGCCAGGCTTTCCTGAGTTAATCGGCAAAGAGCTTGAGGCGTGGTCTAAGACGCAATATCGTCGGATTGTCGCTAGAGACTGATGGCAGCAGCAGACCTAAACACCATCAGATCAACGATTGAGGGCAGGCTGGCCACTGAGCTTGCGAACAGCCCTGTGCTGCCGGTGGTGTTCCACAACATGGCCTATGAGCCGACCCCGAACTCATCGTGGGTGCAATGCTTAACGAGCTTTGGTGCCGGTGAATACTTAGGCCAAGGTCTAACCAGCAACTCCCAAAACAGGATTGTCGGTCTTGTCTTGATCAACATTTTCACGCCGCAAGGTGCTGGACCTGGCGCAAATTATGTGATTGGAAAGCGTGTCCGAGACCTTTACAATAGGGTGATCGTGTCGGGGGTTTTCTTCGACGCTGCTACAGGTCCAGAGGCACTGGCTTCCCCAGCTCCCGAGGGCTATTTTCAAACACAGGTCCGTGTGACCTTTGAATCCATCGAGGAACTCTGACCATGGCCACCCTTCGCGGAGAACAAGGCGCAGTCCAGTTTGAAACTGGTTCTGGCTCACTTGCAACGGTTGTAGGCACCCGCAGCTGGAGCCTGTCAATCACCAAGGAAACTTACGAGACCACCGATCACGGTGACACGTTCCGCAATTTCATCGGTGGCTTGATTTCTGGTTCTGGCACGGTGGAACTGGTTTATGATCCTGATGCCACTGGCCAGGCTGGCCTGATCGAAGACATCGTAAAAACCAACGATGCCACCGATGCAAGCTTTGAGCTGTTCACCACTGGCACTACAACCGGCTCTGACAGTGTTGCTTTTGGCGGCATCATCACTGACATGGAAATCACTTCTACAGTCGGTGAATTGGTTGTTGTTAGCTGCAACTTTGTTACCTCCGGCACTATCACTTCTAACCTTGAGTGATAAGGCTATAGTTTGAGCGTTCGTTCAAGCTATTAAATGCCTGCTAAAAATCGCACTGTGGATTTGCTGGTTGAGGCGTTTGACCTTAACCAGCGCCGCAAGTTCGAGCTGAAAAACGCAGCTGGTGATGTAATCGTCGAGCTGTACTTCAAGCCAATCACGCGCGCAGATCGCAAAAAGGCGCAGAGCTTGGCTGGTACTGACGAAGCTTTGGACATCAGCACGCAGATGCTGTGTCAGATGGCAGAGCTTGAGGACGGCACCAAAGCGTTTGCCTCAGCCGATGCGGCCAAGCTGCAACGGCAGTTGCCTGAGTCTGTCCTGAACGATGTTGAGCTGTTCCTGTTTGGCCTGAATCAAGAGGCTGACCTGGAGGAAGCAAAAAACGAATAAAGCAGGACAGCTGGCTCAACTTTGAGTTTTTTCTGGCCTGCGAACTAGGGATGACCGTCAGCAGGCTTCGCACGGAACTGACCGATGCGGAGCTTGTGCATTTTGCTGCTTTTTATCAACTGAAAGCAGAAAACGAGGAGAAGGCAATGGATCGCGCGAAATTTAGACGGCGGTAGACTTGTTGTAGTGCGGGTTGTCTGTCGTGGCAGAGTCCAACGTCAAGCTAAGGGTTGACGCGCGGGATGCTGTCAACGCGCTGCAGCAGACTAACCGCGCAAGCGAAAAGCTAAACAACACTCTTGGGAAGACAGAGAAGCGCGCTGCGACTGCAACTGGCAACATTCAGCGCATGGGTGTGTCGTTTCGCACGACTGCCGCTTCAATCGTTGCAATAACAGGTGCGGTCACGTTTCTCAGTCGAAGCCTGAATGTGCTTGGTCAACGCGAAGCAGATGCAGCAGCGTTAGCCAACGGCTTAGAAAAACTTGGAAAAGGAGAAGCTGAACTCCGGCGACTGCAAAAAGCAGCTGACGAGCTTGGAAAAACAACATTGTTTGACCAAGAAGATTTTGACGCTGGTTTTGCTCTGCTAACGAGCTTTACGAGTATCGGCGTTGACAGCTTCGAGCGCGTCGCAACGGCTGCTGCTGACGTTGCGCAAATTACTGGGCAAGACGTAAAGAGTTCGCTGCTGCAACTTGCTAAAGCATTGCAAGACCCCGTTCGCGGTCTGACTGCGTTAGCGCGCTCTGGTACTACTTTTACAGAGCAACAACGGAAACAGATCAAAGCTCTAGTTGAGTCAGGTAAGCAGCTCCAAGCTCAGGATCTGATTCTGAAAGAGATTGAGACTCAATATGGCGACGCAGCAAAAGCTGCTGGGTCTGCTGGCTATGCAGGGGCTGTTGACAGTTTGGGCGAAAGTTTTAGGGACTTTCAAGAGCGACTGGCTCAGGGCGTAACTCCTGCTGTCAATGGAACACTTGTGGCATTGACGGACTTGTTTGAATTATTGAACAAGATTCCACAGCCTGTTGGCCAGGCTGCGCTGGGCATTGGCGCGACAGCTACAGCAATCATTGCCTTGAAAGCGGCAGCGGCAGCGGCAATACCTGTAGTTAAAACACTATTTGCTTTTCTCGCCGCTAACCCGTTTGTCGCTTTGGCGGCAGGTATTACGGCTGCCACTGTTGCCCTTGCTGGCTATAGGAACGAAGCAGAAAGAATTGCTGACGCAGCAGGAACTGGTGGGGCGGCGGAGATACAAGCTGCTAGAGCAAAACTGATTGAAACAGAGCAGCAGATAAGCCTAAAAAAGCTAGAACTTAAAGACGCGACAGCAAAAGAGGCGCAACAGATCAAACGAGAGCTGCGTCGCTTGCGTGATGATGCCGATGCACTTAGAAAATCTATCCCAAGAGTGCGAGATCCTAAGGATACAAAGCTCGATGAGGACAAGGATGATCCTAAGATTGACAAGCGTAAAGACGCATCAGAAAAATTACTTGCGCTTAATAAGCGTTTATTTGAAACCACAAAGCCGCTTAGCGAACTTGAAAAAATAAGCCTTGAGTTTCAAATTGAAAAGCAAAAAATCCTAGACCGAAATATGCTTCCGCGTGAGCAAGAAATTGCATTGCTCAGAGTGGCCGCGCGTTTTGAAGAAAACCTTTTGGACTATCGGAAGCGACAACTTGAGCTGCAGCAAAAACAAATAGATGAAAGGGCGAAAGACTTCTCAGATCAGCTGGCGCATCAAGATGAGCTGAGCCAGCTTCTTAATCAGCAAAATGACATATTCGCTCAGATCGGCCAGACAATCGAGGATGGCCTAGTCCGAGGCATTGAAGACGCAATCACAGGAGCCAAGTCACTTGGTGAAGCTCTGTCTGGTGTGTTGAAGTCTGTCGGCAGCATGTTCCTGAGGCAAGGGATTGGCAGCATCGTCGGCAATATCTTTGGTGGTGGTAGTTCGCCTGTAGATATAAAAACCAGAAACATTGACTTTTTTGCCTCAGGCGGTTTTGTTGATCAGCCGACCCGTGCCGTAATCGGTGAAGGCGGTGAATCTGAATACGTCATCCCCTCCAGCAAGATGAACGAAGCCATGGGGCGTTATGCCCGTGGTGCTCGCGGTGGTGCTGTTATTCCTGATGGCCCAGGCGGTGATGCTTCAGGTGGCATGGCTAGCGGTGGCGGCACTATTGACGTGAGCTACAGCGTTGAGCGAATCAATAACGTCAACTACGTCAGTGCTGCAGAGTTTGAGCGCGGTATGGCGCAGGCTGCAAAACGTGGCGCAGAGCTTGGCCGTCAGGGTGTTTACAGTGACCTTGTGAACAAGCGCAGTGTTCGTAGCAGGGTTGGCGTATGACGATCGAGGCGATAACAACGTTTATCTATTTTCAGGACGGCTCAGCCGATAAAGGCACCTTCCAAAACAGCAACACTGCTAGCCCTATCAGCCACTATCCAGGTAGTGACACGACGCTTGACGAAAAAAGCTATGAGTTTTTGCCGTTTGTCTACAACGGCGCAACCAAAAGCTTGTCTGGCGACAATCTTGAAAGCACGTTGACGTTTGCCTCAAACGTGCTGACAAGGGAAATTATCCACGAGGCTGCGACTCAGTTCTGGTCTGTTCAGGTTGACACGGTGCTTATGCACCCTGACACGTTTTTGCCTGATCGAACCCTGACGACTGAATACTGGATCGCCTCTAGTTTTAATTACAACGTTGAAGGGGTGCAGCTAACCCTGAGCACAGCGATTGACGCGGTTACTTCGTCCATCCCAAACAAAGTGCTTCGTTCGCAGGATGTTGGAGCGTTGCCCGTCACGGCACGCATAAGCAACGCTTGATAGAGCCATACCAGCTAATTGGCCTGCCTTATCGACTTGGTGCAACGCCTGAAAAACATGGTGCAGCTGATTGCCTGACTTTGGCAAAAGCGGTGTTGACTTGGTACGGAATCAGCTCACCAACACCACCGCGATCTTGGTACAGAAGACTGCGGGCCAAAGATTATTCAGTCTTTTGGGAACAGCTTGAGTTATGGGGCACAAAAACGGATGCCGCTAAAGTGGGCACAATCGGGCTTGTTCATGCTGCTGATGGCAGCTATGGGCTTGCTGCTTTCTATGACGACGGATGGCTGCAATTCAAGGATCGTCGAGTGATATGGATCCCCTGCAGCGGTCTTACTCCCGCCGCTCTTTACTGCCGGTAGAGCAGCAAATCATTGATATTCTCGGCCTAACGCTGGATGAGTACTGGCAGTTCTGCCGTCTTGCTGACTGCAAGGCTAAAGAGCGTGACAAAGCCTATGAGCTGATACCTGACATCACTGCTGATGCAGTTGTCACTCCTTATCTAGTCAACATTGCGATCGGACTTGCTTTTACGGCTGCAAGTGCTTTGCTCGCACCAAAGCCACAAGGGCCGCAACAAGCGCCAGAGGCAATACAAACAGCGGATATACGCGGTCAGACACGGTTTGCAGAGCTGTACGGCTTTGACAGTCTTCAGGATCTTGCCACGCTTGGCAGCATTATCCCGCTGGTGTTTGCAAGGCAAAAAGTAGACCCATCAGATCCGAACAAGGTTATTGGCGGCATCCGAGTTAAAGGGATGCTGCTGTGGTCGCAACTAATTAGCCAAGGCTCTCACCAAGAGCTGAGAATGTTGACGACGCTCGGGCTATCGCAAATAGGCGATCCTGGCTCACCACCTGATGCTGCGGGTCTTGCTATTGGGGATCAACTGCTAAGGAACTATCAAGAGGCAAAGTTCGCCGCATATTTTAAAAACAATGATGTTGATGGCGGCAGAGTTACAAACACTAACTTGCTTTCAGGGACGCTAACTGAACTTCCTTACGAGGACGTGTTCTTAGCATTTGACAGGGAGCCCTCTGTTAATAATTTTAGCCCAATGTTGAGCGGCACGAGAACGCCAGGGTCGCAACGTGCGTTTGGCGTACATTCTCCAATCTCAAACGGTGCTCCGTACTTTTTGCCTTACGACTTAGTGCAAGTCTTCGACGACGAAGAGTCTTTGCTCAATAAAAGGCAAAAAATTAACGGTCCAGAAGGCACCGGACACTCTCGTCCGTATAGCTCGCGTCAGGGGATGTTCTTCCTGAATCGGGTTGGCCCTGACAGTGATGGTTCTTCCTACAACGCTATTGCAAGCGGTGCTGACAGTCTACGCATTAGGCGAGGTGATCGTCTTCAGTTTAGAAGCTCTGAGGTGCGAGAAGATCCAGATTCGTTCCCGCCTCATGGTTTGGATGACGTAAATACAGCAATCGACAATAGAATTTCTCAGGCAGACTCGCTTATTAATGTTGGCGATTTATTCGCTTTCGGCAGTTCTATCATCAGCTGTACGGTGCGACCTCCACAGCCGTTCGACAAAACCAAATTAGAAAATCTCGACTACCAATTCGTTTGCGAAGAGGAGGGGTTTGGCTACTTTATTGACCCTGACAATGATCCATTCGTTGAAGGCAACGCGCCGTTTGGGATGCATCTGCAACGCATCGACATTGCCTGCGTAACCAACAATCGTAAATGTAATCAAACTGAGATCGGCATTAAAAGCGAAGTCTTTAAGAGGGTTGAGGGTTTTGCAAATGTGCAGTCTGAGCCGCCAAAAGCCTTGCTGGAAGAATACGAAGATGATAAGCAATCGTTCCAGCTTGGCCGCGTCAGCACGTTCCAAACGCGCTATAGCTTTTTTAAAATTTTTGTGAGAGAGGTGGGTGGTTCTGTTGCGTCATTTAGGGATATCTCTGCCGGTCAAGTTTTTGCTGTCAAAGGTGACAACCCCCAGCCTCAATACAACACAATTCGCATAAATCATATTGAGGGGCAGTTTGAGTTTCGCCTTGTACCAGTAGCCGGTACGTTTGCAAATGGCCTCTATGTAAACAAAGCAGGCCAATCCAACAACGTGCAGTTGTTGCAAGGTGGTGGGCGGGCAACAGTTAATGTCAACAACAATGAGTTTATTATTAGTTACACCGGGTTCCCTGCAAGGGTCACAGAAACCAAAGCATCAAACGACGAGTTCAAGTTTAAGCGTGTCGAGCAAGGTGCAACTGTTTCGGGCCAAGTTCTTGCTTTTGATAGATACGAAATCGGAGAACTGCCTGATGGTGCTGACTGGGAAATCGCGGAGGGGCCTGAGCATAAATACGATTTTGTGAATCATCACCTTACAACTGGTGTCCTTGTCAATGTTGACAACCCAGGCGACCGAGGCGCTGTTTATGCGGCTTGGAGAGGCACAATTCTAGATACAGAGAGCAATGAGTTTGGTTCTGTGTTTCAGTACAGACTCAGCGATTTTGTTCAACAAATTCCAGCCGAAACAAGGTTCATCACAGAGGTTCCTGGCAGGCTTGTTCGCACAAGCGGCACTAATGATTTCTATGTTGAGCTGAACCCCAACGGGACTTTGTTAAGTGCGTTTTACGATAGCAACAATGTTACTTTACAAACGCAAGATCCGACTTTGCCAGATGATGTAACTAAGTTGTATCGCGTGGGAACAGACGGGCAAAGTGAAACCGTACAGATTGCAGCTGGTATAAGCGATGGCCCAGAAGGCGCTCAATACGACCCAAATACGGCTGGTTTTTACTATGGCGTCTGGGAAAGAAAAGCTGACGGCATCCGTACGGGCCTTTGGAACGGGCAGATTGTCCCTTTAAAAAACGAAAGCACGCTTACTGCTTCAGATTTTGTCAATAACGTCGCGTATGTTATTGGCACTTTTCAAGTGTTTAACGCTGCTATCAACTGTGATGTTTACAGCATCAAGCGCAAGTTTTACACGCCGCCTGGCACTACTAGGTATTTCAAAAGCATTGAAAAAGTGAGCACTAAAACCATTAGAGTTGCCCGTAACCTGTACAAGTTGGGTCGGTATGAATTTGATACAGAAAATTTCCCTATCATTGATGGCCCAGATATTTATACCCCAGCAAATGACGACCAGCTTGACGGGTCCGGCTTAAAAATTACCGCGTCAAGTCTCAATGATGGTCACTGGACGTGGGGAATTGTAGACCCTGGCTCTGGCTACACGCAGGACAAAAAAGTTCTTTTTGAGTTCCCTGACTCAGATGATCCTGAGGTAGAGGTGTTGCTCAAGATTACCCAACTAGGCTCAGAGGTTATTGACTCAGAAGAGCGTGCTTTGAATGTCAAAGATGCTATTGCTGATTTTCCCAAGTACGAGCAAGAAAAGACAAGTCATCAGGACGGGCCAGAGCACTCTGTGGTGTTTGTTAACGAGATGATTCGACCTGATAAGCGAAAGCCAAAGCAAGGTGCTGCTCAATACAACGACTTGTCGCTTTTAGGTTTGCGCCTTCAGGCAGGCAAAGACTGGACATCAATGGGTCAATTAAGTGCTTATGTAAAACAAGGCATCCAGGTTGATCGACTGATAACGGACGCTGGAGCAGACTCTGCCGAGAACGCCTTAAAAGCATCAACAAACAATTTTGCTGAGATTGCGTATAACCTTTTAGTCAGCGACAGGCTTGGGGCTGGCAAGCGCATCCCTAAAGATACCGTAGACCGCGATTCAATAACGATCGCCGCTAAATTCTGCCGAGCAAATAATTTTACGTTTGACGGAATCATTGAAGACAAGACATCAGTCAGGGAATTTATTTTTGCTAATGCCGCGTTCAATCTTCTAAACTTTTCGATTGTGGGCGGCAAGTTTTCGCTAACGCCTGCGGTGCCTTATAACACGAGCGATTTTAGGATTGATCCTGCCAAGGTAGTTAGCAATGACATTAAGGCTCTGTTTACTGACGGCAACATGAAAGACATGCAGGTCAACTTCCTGCCTGCGCAAGATCGTCAGCCAACTAAGATTACTGTTGCTTACAGAGAGGAAAAGGAAAACGGTTTTGCATCACAAAAGATGATTCAAGTTCGCTTAAATGATGGCAACGGAGGGTCAGATGCTGACCCAGAAGAATACATTGACATGACCAAGTTCTGCACTAGAAGCGATCACGCACAAACCATCGCAAAATATAAACTCTTAACAAGAAAGCATAGTAACCACTCGATCTCTTTTAAGACGACTCCGAGCAGTGCGCTAACGATTGCACCTGGCGACTTCATCAAAGTTGTCTCTAAGACAACTCATACAAGCCGGTTTAATAATGGCAGTATTGACCAGCATGGCGGCATCACGTCAACAACACCTCTTAACGACAGTGACGGCACGTCTGTCTTCTACTGGAAGCCCGGTTTTGCAGAGGTTGAAGAAGGCTCTCTATCTGTGACTGGCAGCAAGACAGGCGATCCTGCGTTTTTTGGCTCAATCTTTACCGTGAAAATGCAGAACCAAGAAAAACGTGTCTATCGCGTGACTAGCATTACGATCGACGATGAGGGTTTTGTTGACATCAGTGCCAGCCATGAGCCTTTGACTAGCAATGGGACGCTGGCTACGATTGACCCTGATCCAACGCAGTTCACAGTAACGGGCGGATGACAGCAGTTAGCTTTCCAGCGTTGGTTCCTACTAGCCGTTCTTACGCGCCTGGGGTTTTCCCTGAGCAGCAGTTTCAGTCACAGAATGGCGCTGTGGTTCGTGTGCGTTATGGCAATCAGCGATACAGCAGCAGCCTCTCTTTGTCTTTTGCCAACATCACTGATGAAAACGCCGCACTGATTCTGCAGAACTACGTTGACGTGATGGACGACGACAACTACGCAGAGTTCACCGCTAGCAACGTTGCAGCCGGTGCATCTGAGGCGTTGACCCCTTGGATCAGGGAAACTAACAGCCTTTTGAAGTGGAAATACGCATCACCGCCGTCAGTTACGAGCGTTAAGCCAGGACTGTCTACAGTGACGTGTGAGTTCATCGGCGAGCTAGAGGGGGCTGAGCAAGATGGCTAAGTATTACGCCGGGCAAGATGGCAGCGTTGAACTTGGAGGCATCGCAGTCGCCAAGGTTGTGCAGTGGTCATTGACTGCCAACACTGATGCGCTTGAGGTGACGGTCCTGAATGAAGATGTGCGGACTTTCACTACTGGCGTTCGCACCGCGTCTGGTGCGCTAACGGTTCTGTATTACGACGACGCGCCGGTAAAGCTGTTAAATCAGGTCAACCAAGACACGACAGCAGACCCCTCAATTACATCGACCGCCAGGCTAAAGCTGAAATTTGACGATAAGTTTTTGGAGTTTGACGCGGTGCTGACCAGTGCCGAGCTGGCCTGTGTCGTCGGTGAAGTGATGCGCGTGAACGTGAACTACACAATGAGCGGTGATTTCACCAGCAAGTCGCTATGACCGTTTTTGTAGGCAATTCAGGCGTCGTTAAGCTGCGGCGCAGCACCCCATCAACTGCCTTTGCCAGCACGGTTGATCCAAGCGATGTCAACGTAAGCAAAAAACGATTTAGCTTTGACTTCCCTCAGGAAATGCTGCTGACAGGGGATCTGCTGCAGATCAAGAGCACCAACGGTGCAAACCTTGCGTTTATTGATGCTTCAGGTTGGGATGGCGGAAGTCAGTTGCCGGATGGTAACTGGTACATCAACGTTGACGAGCTTGGCGGCATCTGCCTTTACGACACGTTCGCTAATGCGTTGAACGGTGGCAGCACAGGCAAGATCACGCTTGCTGCAATCACAACCGCTATCCCGATTGAGGTCAAAAGCGTCCAGGCTGAATACAACATCCTTGGCTTGGTTCGTTCTTTTGAGCTGAACAACGACCGCGAGGTTGTAGACATCACTGCCCTGGGCGATGAGTTCCGCAAAAACGAAAGCAGCCTGATCAGCGGCAGCGGCAGCATTGAGTGCCAGTTCCACTACGACCCAGACATAGCTGGTTTAACGGTTGACTCAGACGTGCCCAGCTATCTGCACGAGTTGATCCTGCGGCAAAAGCTTGGGGCAGAGTTTGACGCCGAGCTGCACATTGTGCAGAAAGGTAAAAACCTAGACGCAACTGGAGACCAGTTTTATTTTGAGTTCAAAGGCATTGTGACTAACGCTGCGATCGGCCTAGGGACAGGCCAGCTGACGGTTTCTAACTTTAATTTTGTAACCACTGGTGCCATCACTCCAAAGCTTGGAATTGGTATTGTCACCAGCTACGTCCTGAAGGAAGACACTGACCGCATCCTGCTTGAGCAGCCCGGCAGCGGTAAGCTAGAGCTTGAAACTGACTAGACCCGCAGGGGGGTTAGGCAATGGCCGATCAGAAGATTACAGCCCTGAATGAGCTGGCTGAAGCCGACGTAGCTTCGACTGATGTTCTGCCCATTGCCGACGTAAGCGCAAGCGAGACCAAGAAGGTCAGTGTTAAGAGCCTGGTTGAACAGGGTGTTGACCTGATTGATGACGGCAGTATCCCGTCAGCGAAGTTAGCGGCGATTACGCCGAGTTCACTTGGCTCTAGCTCGACAGCCAAAGAGTTTATTGCTGGCCCAACCAGCGAAGGTGGTGCGTATAGCTCACGAGTTATCGCCTCTGGTGACTTGCCGGTTGCAACTGATTCAGCGTTAGGCGCTGCTGCTGCTGGCACGGGCTTAACTTCAACGTCCGGCACGTTTTCTGTTGATGCTGCAACTGCAGCCAACATTGGTGGCATTAGTGTCCCTTCTGCCTCTGGCCTCAGCGTCGATGGCAGCGGTGTCATTTCTCACCAATCCAGTGTTACTGGTCAGACCAAAAACGGTTTCACCGTCAACGCTTCCGGCCACATCACTGCTGTTGGCAGTATTGCCGCAGGTGATCTGCCAAAGGCGACAAGTTCTACTGTTGGCGGCGTTTTTATTGGCAGCGGCCTGAGCGTTACCGCTAGCGGCCAGCTAAATCACACCGACACCATCACAGCTGGAACGACCAGCGGCATCACGTTTAACAGTGAAGGTCACATCACGGCAACAACCGCGTTGACCGGAACTGATCTGCCCTCAAGTACCACAAGCGCCAAGGGCGGCGTGTCTGTTCCGTCAGGTGCTTTGTCAGTAAATGGCTCAGGCGCTCTTACCCATGACAACTCAGGTGTTACCGCTGGCGATTACGCAAAGGTCACTGTTGATGCTCGTGGTCACGTCACTGCTGGCACTACGCTGTCTGCTTCTGACATCCCAGATTTAAGCGCAGCAAAAATTACTTCAGGCACGATCGGAACATCTCTGATCGCGAACGATGCTGTGACCGGCGGCAAACTTGCTAACGGTTCTAGCGTCAGATTTGCAGGCGCTCCAGATACAAACGGTGTCGTTGATTTTGGAACTGCGGACTTCAACGGCCAGTTCCTATATGACGCTTACAACGAAAACCTTTACCTCTACGATGGAAACGCTTTTAAGTCGATTGACATTGTTAGCGGTGAAATTGTGTTTGCTGGAACGTATGACGCCAGCACAAACCTTGTTGCTTCAGTAACTGCTAAGGGCACTGCGATCGGTCTGACTGTTGGTCAAGCGTTAATTGCTCCTGCAGCTAGCAACCTTAACCATTATCTGACGGTCAGCGTTTCTGGTACGGGATCTGGCAACGCACCAGCAGAGGCTTTAGCACCGCCTGACTTTTTGCTTTCTACAGGTTCAAGCTGGCAGCTTCTTGACCTGTCAACTGCGTTGGCTGCTACGGCTGCAAACAACGTCAGCTTTGCCCCTACCGGCAACATTGCTGCAACTGATGTTCAGGCTGCGATTGAAGAACTCGATACTGAGAAGCTTCCAACTAATAACCCAAACATGACCGGCACTGCAACTTTTGCAGGCAATGTTGTTTTAGGAACGGCATCATCTCTGACCTTTGAGGGCAGCACTGCTGATGATTACGAGACCACCTTTGCAATCACGGATCCAACTGCTGATCGCACGATTACGTTCCCTGATGTTTCAGGCACCCTGGTAACGACGGGCGATACAGGTTCGGTCACCAACGCGATGTTGGCTGGCAGCATTGCATTGACCAAGCTTGCAAACCTGACTTCCGGTCAGTTAATTGTTGGCAACAGCAGCAATGTTCCTACCGCTGTTGCGTTGTCTGGTGACGCCACCATTAGCAACTCAGGCGCACTGACTATTGCTAACGACGCTGTAACCGCAGCGAAGTTGGCTGACACTGCTGTTACCGCTGGCAGCTACACGGCAGCTGACATCACTGTTGATGCACAAGGCCGGATTACGGCTGCTGCTTCTGGAACGATTGGTACTGCTGAGATCGCTGATGATGCAGTTACTGCAGACAAGCTCGCTGATACTGCTGTCACCGCTGGTTCTTACACAGCAGCAGACATCACTGTCGATGCTCAAGGTCGGGTTACTGCTGCAGCGAACGGGCAGATTGGTCCAAGCGAGCTTGCTGACACTGCTGTAACGGCTGGAAGTTATACGGCTGCTGATATCACCGTTGATGCCCAAGGCCGAATCACTGCCGCAGCGTCAGGCACGATCGGGACTAGCGAAATTGCTAACGATGCCGTAACTGCTGACAAGCTGGCAGACACGGCTGTCACGGCTGGTAGTTATACAGCGGCTGACATTACGGTTGATGCGCAAGGCCGCATCACCTCTGCAGCGTCTGGAACGATTAGCACAGGTGAGATTGCGGACGACGCGGTAACCGCAGATAAACTCGCGGACACTTCTGTCACCGCTGGCAGCTATACCTTGAGCAGCATCACTGTTGATGCTCAGGGCCGCATTACAGCAGCTTCAAGTGGCACTGCTGCTGACACTGACAAGATCACTGAGGGCAACACAGAGGCTGAGGTTGTTGATACCGGCTCTGATGGTCACTTCAAGGTCACAACAGAGAATACTGAGCGGATTCGTGTTGGCCCCGCTGGTCAAATCGGTATTGCTGGCGCGAACTACGGCACCAGCGGTCAGGTTCTGACAAGTGGTGGCGCATCAGGTGCTGTCAGCTGGGCGGATGCTGCTGCTGGTGGCTCTACTTTCCAAGCGACTGCAGACGGTGCACTGACTGATGGGATGCCTGTAATCATTCAGGCAGACGGCACTGTTAGAAGTGCTGCTGCAGCAGTGACGCAGCACACAATTACTTCATCAAGTTTGACGCAGATTTACG